CAATGGAAACTCGTGTTCACCTGCCACGTGCGGGAGTGCATGAACGGGCTGTAGCGCAGTTTGGTAGCGCGTCTGCTTTGGGAGCAGAATGTCGCAGGTTCAAATCCTGTCAGCCCGACCGGAGCCCTTGGAAACATTAGGTTTTCAAGGGCTTATTTTTTCCGTCGAAAACAATCCGCATACAAATGCATACAAACGCCGCGGTACCTCCATGCCCGATTCACACGAGTTCACGCTCGCGGAGGGCTCCGATCGCGTCGGCCACGTCGTCCAATCGTTCCGGCCAGAGCGCCGTGTAGGTGTTCAAAGTGATGCTGGGAGAGGAGTGGCCGAGCTGCATCTGCAGGGTCTTCACGTCCGCGCCCTGGGCGATCGCGAAGCTCGCGTATGTGTGGCGCAGACTGTGTATGGTCACGCCCGCGTCCTCCATGCCGGCCGCTTTGACGGCCTTGTTCCATATCCTTGTCCGCCACGTGTTCGTCCAGACGTTCCCGCCACGGGTGGCGCGGAACAGCCAATCGTCATCACCCATGCCATCCATCTGCGCCTTGATCTGCGGCATGAGGAACCGTGGTATCGCGATGTTGCGGGCCTTTCCATTCTTCGGGGTGCCGAGCATGCTGCCGCCGTGCCCGTCGTCAGTCCATGTGCGGCCTATCCTGGCGCGCCGCCTGTCCGCGTCCACGTCACCGACATTAAGGGCAAGCGATTCGCCTATACGGCATCCCGTATAGGCCTGCCATCTGACCAGCAGACCGTCCACCGGCTTCCCGATCTTCTCCGCCTCGTCCGCGAGCAACTCGACCTCGCGGACCGAGAGGAACACCATATCGTCGTCGGAGGCGATCTTCGGCACGGTGACCCTGTCCACAGGATTCTCACCGATCCACCCGTTCGAGACGGCGTAGTCAAAGATGCCCTTGAGGACGACTTTCACGATATTGCGGATGCTTCTCGCGCTCAGCGGCTTCGAATCACGTCCGTCCGGCAACGCGGCCGGATAACCACCGTCCATGAGCTGGCCGACCCACTCCTGCAGCATGTCAGGGCGAAGCTCACGCAACGTCATGCCACCCCATTTGGGCAGGATGTACAGGCGCAGCTCCCTCGCATACCGGCCTGCGGTGCCGGGCTTCAGATCGACCTTCGACGCGAGCCATTCGCCGGCCACGTCATCCAGGACACGAAGCTCCTGACGAGGATCGCGGTAGCGTCCCCGCCTGATGTCGTCCTCCATGGCCGCGGCATATTCCTGCGCTTCGGCGAGTCTGGCGAACTGCTTCGCCCTCTGCACACGCCTACCGTCCTTGACGATGGTCCAATGACAACGCCAGCGCATCCCGACCCCATAACGGCTTTTACGCCACTTCTCAGGCACATTGGCCTTCATCGGATCGCGTGAGTTCGCCAAAGAGCGTTTGGCCGCGCGACTCGGCGGATTGCCATCATCGTCATTCTTGAGCCACAGATCATCAATGGTCACTTTCATGACGCTTCTTCCCACATGTTTTCACCCCGGCGCTCGCGGTATTCGTAGACGCGGGCGGCTTTTAAGGTAGAGTCCCGACATTCATTGAGCTGTACATCGGGACTCGAACTATTTTCAAATGATGCTGTTATAGAAGGCGGCGCACCTCTTCGCGAATCTGCTCAGAGTAGGCATAGATACCATTAAGCGTATCGATAGGCATGCGCTCGCAGTTCTTGTTTTCGTCGAAAACACCGAGATATTTCTGCTTAGTGTTGAAATAAAGACGAACAATTGGCTTACGGTTGTTATCGTCGAGGAATATTGCGCAGTATTTCTTTGCATCTCTCATCGTTACACGTTCCGGATCCACATCACTGCATGCGATGGCTTTGATGATTCGGTAACCGGCGATTTCCTCCTCGGTGGTGACGATTCCATCGTCGTCGTTGCCATTGGATTCGTCTTCGTCGTTTGTTTCCTCGTTTGCGTCTGGCTCGATTGTGTCGATCTTGATATCATCCGCGCCGAGTGCCGTCTTGAGTCGATCGTTGACCTGATCTGACAGATACTGCTTCAGCGCCTTCGCCACCAATGGCCTGAACTTCTCCATGACCGACGCATAGAACGCGCCTTCGTACACGTGCGAGGCGAGCAGCTTTACGAACTCGTCCGACGGCTCTTTGAACTCGTCGCCGACGGCCCTCTTGAGTGCACCCACGTATTTGAGCTCTTCGGCACTGCTGGCGATGGAATCAAGGTCGAACGCCGGCTTGGTCAGCTTCTGCAACGCCGGGATGATCGTCGGGTCGATATCCAATAGATCCAGCACCAGGAACGGCTTCGAGTCCATGCGGTTCGGCTCATCGATGTCCATGTAGAAATTCCATACCTGGCCGTTGGTCAGAACGCCGATGCGCGCGTTCGTCACCGCGAAATACCGGTACAGCTGGCTTGCGTTCTCCAAGCTGAGCGGTACGCCGATCTTCTTGCATTCGATAAGAATCTGCACTTGACCGTCATGCACGAGCGCGTAATCGACCTTTTCGCCTTTTTTGACCCCAACGTCGGCGGTGAATTCTGGCACGACTTCGGTCGGGTTGAACACGTCATAACCGAGTACTTGACCGATGAACGGCATGATGAACGCGTTCTTCGTGGCTTCCTCTGTTTCGATGCCCTCTTTGAGGTCGCGTACCTTTGCTGCGACCTGGTTAAGGCTCTCTTCAAATTCCATTGCTCTCCCTTCCTATCTGGTTTTAATGGAATCTTCGATTTTGATGCGGTCGGCCCACTTATCGATGTCGATATCTTCGTGAGATGTCTCAAAATCGCTTACAACTTCTGGGTCTTTGCTGAGTTCATCCGCATCGGCGATGATCTGCGCCAGAGGTGTTCGCAACGCCGTCGAAATGCGTTGCAATTGCTCATAATCGGCAACGGTGTTCAGTTCGAGGATCCTCCGTAACGTCCCGTAGGGGACGCCTGATTTCTCAGCGAGCGACTTTACTTTCAGTTCTCTTGTCGCCATTGCCCGTTTGATCGCTATCGACAGCGCCTTTGATTCGATAGTCGGGATTTTCTTTCCTGTTGCCATGTGTTTAGATTACGTCATTTTCCCCGTTTTTTGTCTCATATGAGACACGCCGAGTTTTGTATAAGGCAAATATTTATCTATTATGTCTCATATGACACAAATAAGTCTTAAATAAAACCTTGGAGGTTCAGTTTGAAGCAAATTGAAAATGTGACATCTCGACAAATTGGTGATGTCCTCAAGAGCACCATAAAACACGCTGGGCTCACGCAGGATGAGGTCGGAATAAAGGCAGGCATTCCACGCAACAGTCTCAACCGCAAACTCAATGGCGGGACGTTCAACTTCGACGAGCTTGCCCGCATCAGCCAAGTCACCGGACGCAAGCTCTCCGACATCATCAAAGACGCCGAAGCGCTCGCCGACGAATGAATCGAAAGGAGAATCCGAGATGAGCATCAACATTCCGGCCGAGACGCCGGACGATTCCATGAACCCGATTTCCGTTGAGGAGTTCGAACGCCTGCACCCGGCGATGCTGGGCGCGATAAGGAAAGCCGTCCGCGAGGAATTGGAACTCTCTCACGCGGACGGCCCAACGTCAGCTGATATTCAGCGCACGTTTGATCTTCAACTGGTCGTTCCGGATGTACCGCTGGTATTCGGCGATGCCCTGCACGGCATCGGCCAGCGACACGATGGCCTGCTGAATGTTTCCGGATTGTGCGTAGGCCTTCGCGTCATTAGCGGAATTCACTGGATCGCGTTGCATATTATCACCTCCCTTCTTTGCGCGGGTCTGCTCATTCTCCCACTCGGCAGGAAGGCCCTCAAGCGAAACACGTCGGAAAAGCAATCGGCGCTTACCAACGCATGAAAGGAGCGGGCGCGTGATGGATGACAAAGAGGTGTTCGCCGCATTGGCGGCGGCGTTGAAGCCGATGAACACAACGAAGGACATCGCGGACAACTGCGGCATCAAGGAAGGCACCCTGGCGTACTGGCGTAGCGCGGGCATCGGCCCGAAGTTCGTGAAGGTAGGACGAATCGTCATGTATCCGAAGGAGCAGATGATCGCCTATTTCGCGCAACACCTGTACCAGTGCACGGCCGAATACGAGGAAGAGGTGGGTGCGTGATGGCTGACAACAACTGCCGTATCGACACCCCGTGGCCTGACCCATGGGAAGAAAAGGAGCACAAATGAACGACATCCGCAAAGCCTGCGTCGAAGCGATATTCAGGGAATTCGATGACGAGGGCGACGCCATCCGTCCGGCCTATGCCGACAGGTGGAACGACATCGAAGCCAGGCGTTCACTTGGTCACATCGTCGGATACGTCGACCTCGACGTGCCCGACATCGTGGACATCGTCATCGACACCATCAACAAGGAGCTGTGATGGAATCAATGCCTTTGGCCGTCGGTCAGGCACTGCTCGATCTCAGTGTTGCGTCTGCTGCCCAGTTCGGTGGTGTATGTGACGTGTACAGTGACGCGGCATGTTCCGATGTCGGCAAAGAAGAAGCCGTTTCTGGAGTTGATGGCGTCGATCTCGGATTGGTCTTTGATTATCTGCTTGGAGAAGAACTCGCTTTCGAGCGCGATCTTGCAGAACGGCATTGTCTTGTCGACGTGCGCCTGCGTAATGGTCTGGTCTTCAAAGCGGACGAACACATGAACGTCTCGTGCGATGTTGCCGCAATCGTTGACAAGGAAGACGGTGGAAGTTTCTCCATCGTACTCGACCCTCCACTTGTAAACCGTCTGGTCGGCGGTGACTGCCAACGCCCGTTGGCTGATCGCGTTCGCGTCTGCAGCTATCTCGTTCGCTTTGCCGGCAAGGTCGTTGGCGTGTTCGGCGATCCCCTTCGAGTCGGCGGCGATCCCGTTGGCTTCTTCCGCCGAGTCGTTGGCGTCCTTGGCGAGCTTGTTTCCAGCATGCGTTTGGAACAAGGCGACACATCCGGAGACACCGCCAACCAATCCCGTGACGGCGCCAACGACGCCGGTGACCACATTGATGTCCATTCCACTGATTCTAAAGCGGAGGCAAAACGATGAAAGCTCTTGCCCGCATCATTCTGCGCCAGCTGCTGTTCGCGGTGTGGCTACTGGCCATGTGGGTGCTGTATTGCACGCCGGCGTGCATGCACCCGGTCGAACATCTCATCGCCGTGCCGTTCGCGGTGCTCATCCCGACGGCCGTCATCATGCGTCGCCTGTGCTCCGACCCCCGCTTCATGCGATGGCTGGACGAGCAACGGCAGTGAAGGACTTGGACGGTTCCGCACACATTGCGGCATGGACGTGGTTCGTCATGCGCGGCCATGCCGGAACCGCCCGCGCGTCAAGGAAAAGACGTTAAAACCAGCCGGACGGGTCATCTTCTCTCTTCTCCTCCCGTCCGGCCTTCGCCGGGGCCCGCGACAGGATGCGGGCGCCATGGATCGGCGTGTTGAGGTCACGTCGGCGGATGGATGCGCGGTTCGAATCCGCGTCCCGGCACGACATCAATCCAAAGGAGGCAAACGTTGCCAAGCAAAACACCAATCAGGCCGGAGGGCGAGAAGTGGTTCGAATGGCCGCTCACGCCCGCCAGCGTCGGCATGACGGCCGCCGAGCTGATCGGCGAACTGTATGAGACCATCAGCGCGCTCAACCGCGACCGTGGCTGGAACCTCACCATGGTCGCGCCGGCGCGCTTCGGCGAGATCGTCATCGACCGCGAGGCCGGATGCCTGCGCGCGAAATGTGCGTGGAAGGCCAAGGATCCAAGCCAACTCGGCCCGGAACCGGCCGGATACGTGAGAGGGGAGTGACATGGCCATCGGGGAGACCGTCATCACCATCGTCGGCAACCTCACCGCGGATCCGGAACTGAGGACCACCGGCCAGGGCGCGCAGGTCGCCAGCTTCACCATCGCAAACACCGCGCGCGTCTATAACAAGCAGACCGGCCAGTACGAGGATGGGGCGGCGCTGTTCATGCGCTGCTCGGCATGGCGTGACATGGCTTCGCATTGCGCGCAGAGCCTTGCGAAGGGCATGCGCGTAATCGCACAAGGCCGTCTGCAACAGCATTCCTACCAGGCACAGGACGGATCCAATCGCACCGTCATAGAACTGCAGGTTGACGAGATCGGCCCGAGTCTGCGCTACGCCACCGCGCAGGTCAGCCGCATCGACCGACGGCCGCAAGGTCCCGTCTACGGCAATCCCGCCGCGCAGACGCCGACCGTCAACACCGGAGCAGGCGGCTGGAGCCAACAGCCGGCCCAGTCCACGCAACCGGCCGCACCTGCCGATGATCCGTGGGGCGCGCCGTCGGACGACCAGTCATCATTCGGAGGTTTCGGCAAACCCGATCCGGAACCGGATTTCTAAGGAGCAGCAATGAAAGCCAGCGAACAACAGGCGCTCATCCCGCAGGAGGCCACGCCCGACACGCTCATCGACCTCATCGGCAAGACCCAGCAGGTCACCAAGGCCGCGGCCGTCGTGCTCAAGGCATGCCGCACCGTCATGGACACCCACACCAAGAAGGAGCACATCGACAAGTGGGGCGGCATCCACGCCATCACCGAAGCAGTGTACGACTGCGCGGACCTCGCGCAGCGCATCCTTGACGCGGGACTGGCCATGGAGAACATGTGCGCGAAGCCATCCACGTCACGGCAGATGATCCTCATCGACGACCTGCGCCGCAGCCTCGACATGGACGACGGCGACGTGGAGGCGACCGTCGATCCGGACACCGGCGAGATCGACTAAACCACGGAAGGAGCAAGAGAGATATGTGGTTCATCATCGACGACCAGATGGCCGACGACAGGCGCATCCGCCGCCTGCCGCTCGCCACCGTGGGCCTGTGGGTCAAGCTGTGCGTCATCCACTCCAAAGGCGTATCGATGCAGGCCAAGGACCCGGCCGCGTACCCAGGCCACTTCGACAAGCTCGACCTCAAGGACGCCGGCGGCACCCCGAAACAGCTCCAGCAGCTCGTCGACTCCGGGCTTATGGAAGAGCACGACGGCGGATGGCGCCCCGTCTACGCCGAAGGCATCTGCAGGGAGCCGAAGACGCTGACCGAAGAGCAGCGTGAGGCGCGCAGAAAGGCCGGAAGCAAGGGAGGACGCCGCAAGGCGGCCAACCAGAAAGCCAAGCAGACGTCTGGCGACTTGCCGGAAAACAGCCAAGCAAACGGAGAGCAAAACAGTAGCGAGACAGGTAGCAAACCGTCTAGCAAGTTGCTAGAGGACAGCCAAGCAAAAACATGGCATAAAACCGATACCGATACCGATAATCCCTCTCCGACCCCTCCCGCCGGCAAACCGAAGCAACCCGCCACGCCGGAATCCGGCTTCGACCATTTCGCCGAAGCCTATCCCGGATCCATCGGCGCGAAAGGCCGCAAGACCGAAGCCGAAGCCGAAGCCAGAGCCCTGTACGCGGCCATCGCCGGAAACCCCGTCGAACTCACCCGACTCCAGACCGCGCTCCGCCGCTACAAGCGCGCCGTCAACGACGGCCAGATCCGCAGCGGCCACATCCCACGGCTCAACACATGGCTCCGCGACCAATGGGAAACCTGGGCACCCGAGCCAGTCCCGCCAACACCACGCCACAAGCACACCTGGAACTGCGAACACGTCCACCAGCTCATGGATCCACACGAGGACGAATACGACCACACCGGAAGCCTCCGCAACGGCAACCCAAGCGAATGGTGGAAGGCATGCCAGGCGTGCGCAGACGAACTCAACAACCAAGAAACCAGCAAGGAGAAGCAATGAGCAGCTACCAAAGCAACCAGATCAAGCTCATCAACACGAGCCTGATCGACCCCCACCCCGACAATCCACGCAAAAACATCGGCGACGTGACCGACCTCGCCGCCAGCATCAAAACCAACGGCCTCCTCACGCCCCTCAGCGTCGTACCCAACGGCGAGCGCTACAGGGTCATCGCCGGACACCGCAGGCTCGCCGCATGCAAACAGGCCGGAATTAGAGCCGTCCCATGCTTCGTGCTCCATCTCAACCCATTGCAGCAGTTGGAGGCCATGGTCACCGAGAACTGCCAGCGCGAACAGCTCACCGTGTTGGAAGAGGCCGACGCCATCCAGGGCATGCTCGCTCTCGGGGCCACCACCGCCAGCGTCGCCCACCGGCTCGGCCGAAGCGCCGACTATGTGCGTGACCGCGTCAAGGCCGCCAGCATCAAGACCGAGGTCAGAGCATCCCGCGACGATTTCAGCCAGCTCACCATCGGCCAGCTCGTGGCCATCGCGCGATATGACGGCCAGCCGGACAGGCAGAAGGAGCTCGCGCAGGCGGCCGGCACCTCGAACTTCGACTACATCCTCCGCAACATCGAACGCGCCGACCGCGACCGGCAATGGATCGAATCGGTCGCCGCGCTCCTCGTGGAGCCCGACAACGGCATCAACCTCATCCCCGACCCCGAAAAGCCCTACAGCGACCCGGAATGGCGATACGCCGGCTGCATGTTCCCGTCCACCGGCACCCCCGAAGAAACCATCGAGAAGATCCGCGAACAGAACCCAGTCGCCGTATCCATCCACACGGTCTCGCAGCAGGTCTACCTCTGGACCCGCCGCGACAAGACCGCCGACGCCGAAAAGGAAGCCCGACGCGCCGCCGAACAGGCCGAACGCGACGCCCGCCGGCACGCGCTCGAGGAATACGCCGCCGCATCCGCAGACAAGCGCATGGCATGGCTCCACGCCAACCTCTACGGCATCAAACGCGACAAGCTCATCGAAACCACGGCCCGGCTCGGGCTCCTGCAGATCATCGACCCATTCCCAGGCGGCTTCACCGACGCCCTCACCAGCTGGAACGAACACAGCGGCAGCCGCGAGGAATACGAGAAGATCACCGGCATCACAGCCGAAGACGCCCCGACAGCCGCCCGCATCAGCCTGCAGACCGACGACTGGCCACTGGAAGCCGTGACCATCCTCGCCGCTCGCATCGAATGGTTCATCGACCCGGCCGACTGGACCACCGTCAACGACACCAGCAGACGCATCCCCGGCTACTACCAGATCCTCCAAGACCTCGGCTACACCCCCGCCGACGACGAAACCAGCCACCTCGACCAGCTCATCGCCGCCATCAGCGAAGCCGACGAAAACGAAGAAGACGAGGAGAACAACCAATGACCATGAAACAACTCGAAAGACTCGCCCAACTCCTCACCGACACCGCCCAGACCGCCAGCACAATCGAACTGCGAGCGCTCGCCGGTGGCAGGGCGGATGACGGCATCGTGGCGATGGCGGCCGGGTTGAGGGCCAATTGCACTTCGTGTTTGGTGCTGGTCGACGGTCTGATGCAGGAGGGGGTGCGTTGTGAGTGAGTTCGATGATTCGAAGCGTGCCGCTTTGGAGCGTCAGGGTTGGCATTGCCTGCGTTGCGGGACGAACATCCATGACCCGTCATGCTGGCCCGGACGCTCCGGCCATCACCGTCAGTTGCGGCGGGCGGCGGATCCGGATGTGCGGCACAGTCCGGCCAACATTGTCGAGCTGTGCGGTTCGGGCACGACCGGCTGCCATGGGTGGGTCCACCAGCATGTGGCCGAGGCGGAGCGGCTGGGATTAATCGTGCCGTTCGGCGCGGATCCGCGTGATGTGCCGGTGTTCGACTGGGAGGGCCGGTGGTTGCGGCTGAACATGGACGGGACCGCGACACCGCTCACGCAGACCGAAATCATTCTCCTCCGAACGAAAGGAAACCAATGATGAGCGAGGAAAAAGCCAAAGAGGACATGCTGCTGTGGATGGACGTGGAGACCACGGGGCTCGACCCGGACCATGACAGGATCCTCGAGGTGGAAATGCGTTGCACCGACATGAGAGGCGTGCGGTGCGTCGGTGGCTTCCGCCGCGTCATCGGACTGAAAGGCCGCAAGGCGTCCGTTACGGACGGGAACCTCGAGGCGTGGCGCATGCACTGCGCCAACGGACTGCTCGAAGACGCTCTCGACGCCGGATATACGGAAGCGGCGGCGGCGAACGCGCTCGAGGAATACGTCGACAGCCTCGCGCAATCGTTCACCCTCCATCCGGCAGGCAGCAACCCGCAGTTCGACCTCGACTTCATCGGCCGACTCTGCCCGAACCTCCCGCTGCACTACCACCGCATCGACATGGCCACCCTCCGCGACAGTCTCGAAGCCGCCGGCTGGGACGTGAAACCGGAAGAGGAGACGCCCGCAGCCAGCGCCCACCGCACCAGCACATGCCTCGACCGCGACATCCGCCAATACGCGCGCATCATCCGCCACCTCTCCGACCATCCGGTCCGATACATCGCCACGGAAGCAGCAAGGTGATGAGCATCTCGGCAGTGATCCTCCTATGCGCCGCCATCCTGATCGGCTGGATGGCCAACAGGCCATGAACCGTACCAACAACGAAAGGAACCTCGGAATGAAACAGACCATCAACCGCATCTCCAACCGCGTCGGCGACTGGTTCGCCACACTGTTCACCACCACCGCGCTGCTGCTCGTGCCGCACGCCATCATCCGGCCGATCATCGGCATCGGCCTCCACCACTGGACCCCCATCCAATGGCTCGCCCTGCACGCCATGCTCATCATCCTCACCCTATGCGTCGCGCTCGCCGCCTACATCATTGCGGACCGCACCGCGCCGGAACCGCCGGAAACATACTGAAAGGAGCCATCATGGCAGACCAGGAGAACATACCGATCGGTCTGGAGACGCAGAACAAGGTGGCCGAGGCCATCTACCTGCGCTGGTATAGCAACGGCCGGCGCCATCCACGCCCATGGAACGAAATGCCCATGGAGGGCAAAGAGCTATGGAGGCGCGTGGCCAAGGACGCCATCAGAACGTTCTTCGCCTCTCCCGAGTTCCAGACGCTGCTCGACGACGTGTACGACGAAGGCTACAACACGGCCGAAAAGGACGCCCAAGGCGAAAACGAAGGCGAGGAGCCGCGGTGAGCGTCAACGTCCCGCTGCATAAATGGCGGTCGGCCGACCCGGTCATCCTGATCGGCCGCCGCTGCATCGCCCAAACCGACCAGGACGTCATCATCGACGGCCGGCTCGAACTCATCCGACATCCCGACGGCACCGCCAGCCTCCGCTTCAAAGGCATCGGAAACGACATCATCGACCACGATCCGAACACATGTTCCAACAGCATGAGCGCCGGCATACGAAGCCTCGCCATCTACGGAAAGGAATGAAATGCACCACACAGACACCGTCAGAATCGCCACCAACCCACGCAAATGGCGCAGACCTGCACCCTGCCCGGCATGCCGCAAGTCCCGGCCGCTCATCCTGACCCTCGGCACCATCTACAACCTCCGAACCCGCAAACCGGTCAACACCATCTACGGCTGCATCTGCCCCAACTGCCGGCACAAATGCATCCTCCACGTCGACGGCAAAAACCTCAAAAAAGCCATCCGCCTCTGGAACCACCACGCCAGCCACCATCAAAGGAACGAACAATGAGAAACACCATCTGCGCCACACTTACCGCCATCACCCTCACCCTCTGCACCGCGCTCGCAGGATGCGGCAGCGCGTCGGGGCCTTCCACGCCAGCGCATGCGGTCAGGTCCGTCGACTCGCAGTGCTCCGCCGGGGCCGACGTATTCACGGAATGCGTCATCACCCTGACCGACACGAGGCAAGTGGACTGCATCGTCTACTCGACGAACGGCAAGCAGGCCGGCCTGTCCTGCGACTGGGATCACGTGAGCGGCGCGGACAAGGAACCACAGTGAAAATCTGGTCGCAATGCGGCGCCGTATGCATCGCTCCGGAAGACGACGAGGAACGGCAGGCGTGCGAAATCGCCGTCAACGCCCTGCTCAGATGGTCGGCGGAACACGACAAGGAAAAGGAACAACAATGAAAGACAGTGAAGCAGACATCGCCATCGGCGTGCTCAACAAACTCATCGACCAGGAACTCGAAGCCGTCCGCGCCGCGACGAGGGACGGCAATACCCCCTTCGGCGGCTACGCCCAGACCCGACACAACGCCTTCCTCTACGCCAGGGACGAGATCAGGAAGGCGCTCGCCGCCGCCGTGGATGAAAGGGGTGCGGAGAATCCGTTCCTGCCCCAGCGCGACGAGCTGGTCACGCAGGATATGCACACTTGCGATCTGTGTGGCAGGCGGGTGTCCAGTCCGGTCTATGCCCTGCATCTTGCCTATATGGATTAGGCGAAGACCGCTTCGGAGGTGTGTGCCGACTGCATGTGGCGGATGAAGTTCCAGCCGGTGAGGGCCATTTCGTTTGACATGTACCGGCTGTTCGAAAGGTGGCTGGACGAGCAGAAGGAGACGGAGCAGTGAGTTGGAAATTTAAGGTAGTGCCGCTCACATACACGACCGACAGGGACGCATGGACGCTCACGCTGAACAACGCCGGAACGCTCGAAAGCCTGCTTTCCGAGGGGTGGAGTGTGGTGCGGACCGACGTGCTGCCTGGACTCAATGGGAAAGGCGAGTACAAGGTGCCGCCGAACACATGCTTCGAACCGTCACTGCCGCCGACGCTCGTCTACATCCTCGGTAAGGAGGCGGAATGATGCACGGCATCAGTCGTAACAAACGGCGCTCGCCGCATGCGTGCCGTAGCGCGGTCGGGATATTCATCTGCGCGAGCAACGGCATAGGTCCGGCGCAATACGAGGACAGCCTGCGCAGGATAGAGCATTGCGTCATCTGCGGCAGGTGGTGGAAGCTATACGCCGCGTCCTCACATCTGACCATCTGGACCGAACTGCCCGAATGGGTGGTGTGGCTGCTGCGACACAAGACTTGGAAGACCATGCACAATCAAAAGAGGAAGGAAACGAAATGAGTGAGGAAACACTAGACCCGCCACTGCCGCCGATCGACGCGCGCACCGAAGCCGTAGCCGAACGTCTGTTCGGGCTCAAATGGGCGCTCCGCAAGGACTCCACCGAAATCATCCATGAGGAATGGCGGACCGCATCCGAATGGATCCGCGACGGATACCTGCGCCAAGCCATCGAAGTGCTCGCCGCCGCCGACCAAGCGGAACCCGCGAGCGCCAAGGCCTCCGGCTACCAGGACCGCATGCGTGTCGAGTACCGGGAGTTGACCGCACGCGCCGGCAGGCTCAGGGACATGCTGCAGCGGTATGCGGACGGCACGCTTGACTTCGAGCTCGTCTGTCCGATCAGCCTGTTGAGTAGGCAGCTTGACGTCATGGACGAATACGCCAATCTGCTCCGCCATAGAGCCAAGATCGAACACGTCCACCTTGAAAAACAGGACTCCGCCACCGAATAAACAAAGAACCCGACCTTCCGGCCGGGCTCTGGCATTACCACAAACCAGACTACCACGCCGGAGGGAATCGAACAAATGAACGAACAAACCAACGAATCCCAACCAACACCAAACCAGACACAACCAGCACAAACCAACCAAAACAAGCCAGCGCTCGCTGGCGTGTGCCACGTGTGCGGTGCCGGTTGCCGTGCCGGCGACACGTTGTGTCTGGAATGCGACCGGCTATTGCGTGGATGGCTCCGCAGCTATCCGGAATGGCTGGAATCACTGCACGAGTTCCTGGATTCGACCGCGCATTATGGCGGCCACCAGCCCGGACGTGTCAACCTGCCCTCGGCGCCGACGCCGATCAGACTGTCCGTGGTGGATCACCTGCAGGAGGTCGATGATCTGACGGTCACGTTGTGGCGCAGGCTGTACGCGCCGCCGGCCATGCCGTGGGTGACCCGCGTCACCCGTCCGCGTCTGTTGGGCATGCTCCGCGACTGCGCCGCATGTCCACGCCTGAGTCGCCTGCCGGACATCGATTCCATCTACCGGGACTGGGAGCGGATGGCGCGCCGCACGCTCGACATCATCGACGTGCCGCCTGCGAAACATGGCATCGGCAGATGTCTGAACCCGCTGTGCGGCGTCGAATTGACCGCGGCGGTCGGCGCGGCAAGCGTTGCATGTCCCGTGTGCGGCAACACTTACCGTGTGGCGGATGTGCGGTTTGGTTTCCTGAGGGAATGCGTTCGGTCGGGACGCGCGTTCACGGCGGGGGAGTGCGCGGAACTGCTGCGCGAATGCGGATTCCAGTGCAACGCGAACACGATTCGCTCATGGCGTAAGCGCGGCAGGCTCCAACCGGTTGGCGAAAACGTGAAGGGACAGCCGTTGTATCGGCTCTCCGACGTGCATGGACAGGTCGTGCGACGCGACTCGATTTGACAAAATCGAAAGTGCAACGCAAAATTGTCAGTGGATTAGAGGGTTCAAACCGAAGACATACGGTTTGAACCCTTTTCATATCCACCTTGGATTCTCCTAACTCCCTGGTGTTGCCCGTCCTGTCCGAACGGCATATCGGACACGCTCCGCCCACCCACGTCAGAGTGGGCATACACCAACAGCGGCAGGCAAGCCAATCCCGCGACTCGCGATGCGGTGATGCTCAAAACCGCCTGTCCATGCCTTCGTAGAAATCAGCGGTAGATCGCACTGGCCACGAGTTCTTAAACTCTCTTCCTTGCGGCCACGTGTATGCGCGGGTTCGAATCTCGCCGAAGGCACTCGGTCGTCCCATGTCATCATGTTTTCGATTGGCGTTGAATCTCTCCGGAGCCACCCATGAAAAGGAATGGCCCGGAATCACTTCCGGACCATTTGTTTATTTGTCGTTTTGCTTGCGTGGCCTGCCGCCGCCGACGCCTCTGCCGGGACGTTGCGCGTTCCACCGGTCGATGGTTTCGGGGAGCCAGCCGCGTGTGCGGCCGATGCGCACGTCCGGCTCCGGCAGGTCGTAGACTGCTGCGTTCGCGACGCCGAGTCTTTCGGCGACCTGTTTGACGCCGAGGTATTCAGTCGTCATCGCTGCCACGTCTGTCCATGATGAGCGTGACGATGCACCAGATGCCCGCCGCGAGTCCGAACAGTCCGGCCTGCCATGGTTTTCCCGCGAAGCCGAGCATGGCGGACAGCAGTCCGCATATGATGCCGCATACGGCAAACAGTGTGCTTGTCTTCATGATGGGTCATGAAATAGGATGGAACCGGGGTTCCGGGCACTAGGTCTGCTCGGAACCCTTTCGTCATCTCTTATGGCGTGGTCTGCGCCGTATCGAGATGACGAGCGCCGCCAGCGCGATGATGTTGCTCACCACCGAGCTGATGGCGGTCACGATATCCGTCCATTTCATGCTCACCTCCTTTCCTGTTGACATAAACTATTGTATCAAAAATACATAAGTTATACAAGTGAGATAGATATGACACGCCGAAAGGAGCAGAAATGAAAGAAGCCCTCGAAGAGATCGCACACCAGCTCACACGCATAGCCGACCAAGGAGAACAGGCGGGCATGCAAATCAGCAGGGGGGATGCCTTGGAAGCGTGGGGCCTGCGAATCTACGAGGAGGACTTCCTCTCAGCGCTCCAATGTCTCGGAATCGAAGTCACAGACTGATATCGAATCGATGACGAATGACATCACATAAGCCAAACGTTCGCAGACAAAACGGATCGCGACGGAATCAGCTCGTTTCCAGACACAAAGCAGCGGTCAAAAGCGGAAGAACCTGCGGAATCTGCGGAAAGCCAATCGACCTGCGACTCAAATATCCAGATCCTTGGAGCTTCGTCGTGGATGAGATCATCCCAATCGCAAGAGGTGGAAATCCATATTCCTGGACAAACACCGAACCGACACATCGATGGTGCAACACCGTCAAAGGCACGCATACACTCGAGTGGGCACAACGTGAAGTGCGACGGCTCATGGCCGGTCAGCTGGGGCAGCAATCAAAACCACCCACCGGCGTGCCGTTTCGGAAAATCGACATCTAGGGGCGGTATCCCCTCCCGGTCCGGAAAACACGTCCCCCGCCGCATAGGGCCGATATCTCCCCGGAAGCTTAAAACGTGACGGTTTGTAAAACGTGACGGGAGGTGAAGCGTCGTGAAATGCCTTATTTGCGGAAAGGAATTTAGGCCGTCAGGGCGCGGGAAACCGGCTAAATACTGTTCTGGCGCATGCCGGGCGAAAGCGTACCGGGCAAGGAAGAACGATGGCGAGTCCTTGCCGAAACCAGCAAAACCAAGAACAAAACGAAAGGCAAAGACGTCAGCGACTGCGGAACGGGAACATCCGGCAGACATCGACCGTCACAGTTTCGAACGCATGATGGATGGATCCCATGAGGACACACTTCGTGAAATCGTCGGCAGGCTGCGCGAAGCGCTTCATGATTCATCGACTCCGGCCAGCGCGCTGCCGGCGATCAGCAGCAAGCTCGCCGAATTCGACGAACGGATGCGTATGGCCGAGGAATCCGGCAGCCTGTTCGACGTGAACGACGACGTGACGGAGGTGGCGGAGGATGTCGGAGCGTCGATTGTCTGAAATCGCCCAGCGGCTCGTGCAGCCGGAAGACGTCACGTCAAGCGACTTCAAACTTATCAACGGTGCGGCGGTTAAGGCCGGGATTCATTACGACCTCTGGCAGAAAGGTTTTCTCTACCTTCTGTTCGCAAAACGCTCCGACGGCAAGTACGCATGCGGATCCGGAGGAGCGGTCCTGTCCAGCTGCAGACAGATCGGCAAGACGTTCACCGTCGGAACTTCGATATTCATCCTGTGCGCCGGACGCGCCGGAACACTGGTCATCTGGACCGCGCACCATACGCGCACCTCCGATGAGACGTTCGCCGATATGTGCGACCTAACCCGCAATCCGAAGCTTTCCGAATACGTGCAGTCCGTGCGCCGCGCGAACGGACAGCAGGAGATCCGTTTCACCAATGGCAGCCGCATCATGTTCGGCGCCCGAGAGAACGGTTTCGGCCGAGGTCTGCACTCCGCCGACATCGAAGTGTTCGACGAGGCTCAGATTCTCACCATCAAGGCGTTGGACAACCTGATTCCGATCGTGAACACAAGTCCGAATCCGCTGATTGTGTTCATGGGCAATCCGCCGAAGCCGGGCGATCAATGTGAGGCTTTCGAGGAGAAGCGTTCGACCGCGTTGTCCGGCAAGTCGGATGACATGCTTTACGTCGAGCTCGGTGCAGACCGCGATTGCGACCTTGATGACAGGACCGCGTGGGCGAAGGCGAATCCGTCATATCCAAAACGCACCAGCGAGGAAGCAATACTGCGCATGCGCAACCTCCTCGCAGAAGACTCGTTCCGACGTGAAGCGCTCGGCATCTGGGACGAACGGACAGCCACCGAGGTCATTGGTGAGGATGCATGGCACGCTACCGAGGTGGCCAACCCACAAACGGATGGCCTGCTCTCGTTCGGCGTGGACATGCCACCGGATAGAAGTGCATTGGCCATCGGACTCGCGTTCAAGCACGACGATGGCACTGCGTTCATCTCCCTACAGGAATACCGTTCCACTCGAACCGACGGAGTCCAATGGGCTGTTGACTGGCTGGCTGAACGATGGCACAAGACCGCGGCCGTAGTCATCGACGCGCAATCGCCGGCCATGAGCATCGTGCCCGACCTGCAGAAACGGCATGTGCGTGTGACAGTCACCGACACACGCCAATTAGGACAGGCCACAGGCCGCGTGCTCGACATGATTCGAGACAAGTCCATCACCCATCTGAGCGATAGGGACCAGCCACAGCTGGCTGCCGCCGTGAAGGGCGTCACATTGCGCGACATCGGCTCCAACGGAGCGGTCGCATGGAACAAGAAAGGCTCCGACGTGGAAATAAGTCCACTGCAGGCCACGACTCTGGCATTGCACGGGGCATTCACCGCGAAACGCAAGCCAGGCAGGAAACAACGATTAAGGAGGCTCACATGACATCGCTGCTCGCTCCGGTCACCGATTTCAGCGACCTCGGCATAATCTTCAATCCACCGACCGATATCAAAGGGCTTGACCCGGCGTTGCACGACACTTTATCGAATCTCGTCACCGTGTGGAACCGCAAGCGCGCGCGCAATTCATTGCGCTCCCGGTATGCGGATGGGAAACATCGGCTCCGCGACATCGGCTTCTCCATCCCGCCGAGCATGCGGAATCTCGAGGAGGTGGTCGGCTGGCCAGCGAAAGCAGTCAATGCACACGCCGAGCGCTGCATGTTCGATGGCTTTGTCAGTCCGAATAGCAGCGACGATTCCTTCGACCTGAATCCAATTCTCTCCGCTAACCGCTGGGACATCGAGCTGCCGATGGCGATCAGCAGCAGCATGATCCACTCGTGCGTCTTCATGGCCGTGTCGGAGGGCGACGAGTCGGCTGGTGAACCGCCTGTGCTCACCATTCCGCACAGCGCGCAATGGTCGAGCGCCCTGTGGAATTTCCGTACGCGCAGTCTCAAGGCGGCGCTCACCATCGATGACATCGACGATTACGCGCGTCCTACGCGATTCCGCCTATGGACGCCTTTCCAAGTCATCACCTGCCAGCTTGGGCGTGAATGGTACGTGGACGATGTGTGGACGCATGGTCTTGGCCGTGTGCCTGTGGAGGTGCTGTCTTATAGGCCGACCATCGACAGGCCTTTCGGCAGGTCGATCATCAACCGCGCGGTCATGAGCATCACCGATGACGCGGTGCGCACCGTCCTGCGCAGCGAGGTCAGCGCCGAATTCTACTCGGCACCGCAATGGCTCCTACTCGGCGCCGACCCCGATTCATTCAAGGACGATGATGGCAATCCGATTCCAGTCTGGGAATTCGTCATCGGACGATTGAACATGATTGGTAAGGACGAGGATGGCGACGTGCCGAAGCTTGAGCAGATCACCCAGCAGTCCGTGCAGCCGCATATCGACCAGATGCGAGAGCTTGCCTGCAGATTCGCCGGGGAGACGAATGTGCCGGTCAGCTCGCTCGGCATCATCCAGGACAATCCATCGAGCGCAGAGGCGATGCATGCTGCGGAGAAGGATCTGGTCATCGACTGCTCGGCAGCGAACCGCGTGTACGGTGCTTCGCTTCGTCGTATCGCGCAGGACATCATCATGCTTCGCGACCATACGACCGAAGTGACCGACGAGATGGCGGGCATCACCGCACGATGGCGCAATCCGTCGCTGCCGAGCGTCATCGACGCCGGAGACGCGATGGTCAAACTCGTGGGGGCCTTCCCTTGGCTTGCCGACACGACCGTCGCATTGGAGGAAGTCGGCTTCACTGACGAGCAAATCACCAGACTCCTATCGGAAAAGCGCCGAGCCGAAGCGAAAAGTGCATTGAACGCGCTCGCCGGGATGAACGGAGGCGGGAATGACAAACCGGACTCCGAGCCGCAAGGAAATCAATCTTCTGACCAAATCGCAGAAGACGGCGGTGAGCCTCGCACAACGGGAGATGGGCCAAGCGTGGCAACAGCTGCAGGGAATGGAACCGGCACAGCAGCGTGACATGCTGCTGGAACTCGTTCCCGCCATCATTGACAAATATGGGAGCATCAGTTCGACCGCAGCAGCCGACTGGTACAAGCAAATGCGGTCGAAATGGTTCGACGACAAATACGAGCCGATACTCGCCGACCCTATACATGACGATTTGACCGACATGATTCGGGCGAAGGCAAGCATGCTGTTCAAAGGCAACGAGCGATATGATCCGAACGCCTATCTCTCGTACCTGAATCGGCTTATCGCGGTCGGAGTGCGTAACGGCGGTCGCAGTACCGTCAGGTCGGCAGCCAAGCTTGACAAGTATGGGCCCCGGTTCGCACGCGTTCCTTCCGGACTTCATACCTGCGCGTTCTGTGCCATGCTCGCCGGACGCGGCTTCGTCTATGCAAGCGCCGAAAAGGCCGGAGGCTTGTTCAACAAGTACCATGCGGCATGCGACTGCGAGATTGTCCCATCATGGGATGAAAAACCGCGTGTGGAGGGCTATCGTCCCGACGAATTGTACGACGACTATCTCAAAGCGAGGGATGAGGCCGGAAGCGATTCGGTGGACGATATCCTTCGCGCGATGCGACAGCATAAGGGCAAATACGCGGATGGAATCCGTCCGGGAACCGCCATCCCTGATGGTTGGAAGCAGCCTCATGCGCAGAACGAGGAACGGCTGCTTTCAATGCGAGGACTCGCTGGCGTCACCGATCGCGAATGGTACATGCGTCAGGAAAAGGTTGGAGTTCCGCACTCCACCGATATGTTATATCCGCAGGAAATCGTGTTCCTTGAACGATTCCAGAATCTTGGGAACCATGTCGAATGGATACCAAGAGACATAGAAAAAAGGACAGCGACAAATGATTTCCGTTGGATCGAAACAAACGAGCTTTGCGAATTGAAGTCCTTGGCAAAAGCTGATTTTGGCAAAATCGCCGATCGTATCACCAAAGCCGTTCGAAGCGCTAAAGAGAATCACGATGTCGTCAAGGACTGTTTCGTGATAGATCTTAGCCAATCGAAACGTAAAGACAAGCTTGTTCACCAGTTAGAGAAGTACAACGATCGTGAGTGGAAAATCCGCAGACTTTTCATTCTCGACGGTGAAGGTTTATTGGAAATCAAATTGAAATGAAACAACCGGGAGCACGCCTCCGCTCATTGCGTTTTATTTCAACGCCGCAGAGGACCCCCGGTCTTCATATATTTTAGCACATTCTTGGCAGGTTGGCCCAGTGGCGACGGCAGTGGCCTGTAAATCCACGACATTGAAACAACGCGGGTTCGAGTCCCGCACCTGCCACTATCCCATTTTTTGGGCGGTCACTGGCTCCGTCATGCCTGGTCAAAAGGCCACGATGGCCTCAAACATTCGGAGAAAACACAAGGAGCGTTTCATCATGCCGAAATCCCTCATCATGCGTCTTCGTCACATCATGATGGTCGCGCCACCGGCCGAACCCGGCGGTGACGGACAGCAGCAGGGTGGCGAGCCGCCGGCAGGAGAGAAGACCTTCTCCCAGAGCGATGTCAACCGCATCGTCGAGGACCGTCTGCGCCGCGAACAGGCCAAGTATGCCGATTACGACGATTTGAAAGCCAGGGCCGCGAAATTCGATGAGCAGGAGGAAGCGAACAAGAGCGAACTGCAGAAGGCCACCGAAGCCAACCGCAAGCTCGAATCACAGCTGGCGGAGCAGAAGCACGCCGGCCTTGTCGCCAACGCCTGCCTCAAGCACGGCATCCCCGCCGAATTCGCCGACCTCGTGACCGGCGATGACGAGGAAAGCATCGACAAGACAGCCGAGAAGGTCGCCAAGCTCGTCAGCACACAGGGGAAGCCGCCGGCATCCGGCAATGGCAGGCATCCGCTCGACGGCGAGGGAAACCAGCCGGGCGGGCAGGGAAGCATGAGCATCAGGGAGCAGATCGCAGCCGCCGAAAAGAAAGGCGACTATCAGACCTCCATGACGCTCAAAAGCATCATGCTCGGCACGAAGCGCCAGTAACCACCAATCTGGAAGGAAGACATCATGCCTGGAATCACAGGACAGGGCAACACCTACAATCTGCCCAATTACGTCGGCGAGCTTTTCGCCGCAAGCCGCGAGGACACGCCGCTACTCTCCGCCATCGGCGGACTCACCGGCGGCATCGACACCACGTCCACTCTTTTCGAATGGCAGGGCTACGACCTGCGCGACCCAGACGCCAACCGCCAGCGCCTCGAAGGCGCCGACGCGCCGAAGGGCGAGGAGCGCACCCGCTTCCACGCCAACAACGTGGTCGAGATCCACCAGGAGGCCGTCGAGGTCTCCTACACGCGGCAGGGTGCGACCGGACAGCGCAACACCGACAACATGCCGGTAGTACAGGTCGGCGGCACCGCCATCCCCGCTGACGAGCTGAGCTGGCAGATCCAGCAGCAACTCAAGCAGATCGCACGCGACGTGGAAGCCTCCTTCATCTCCGGCCATTACAACAATCCGACCGACAACCAGAGCGCGCGGAGCACCCGCGGCCTCCTCGAAGCCATCACCACCAACGTGATGAGCACCGAGCACACCGCCGCCCAGCTGACAGCGGACGATGTGCTCGATCTCGCACAGATGGCCTGGGACAATGGCGGCATCCGCGAATCCGAGACGCGCACCATCGTGGTCAACTCCACGCTCAAGCGCGCACTGACCCGTTGCTTCGTGACCGATGCGAAGTATCAGGAGCAGACCCGCAACGTCGGCGGCGTGAACCTGCAGACCATCGAGACCGACTTCGGCCTCTTCAACATCATGCTCGACCCGTACATGCCGAAGGACCAGCTGCTCGTCCTGTCCCTCGAACAGCTCGCCCCGCGCTTCCTCGAGATCCCCGGCAAGGGTCATTTCTTTGCCGAGCCGCTCGCCAAGACCGGCGCAAGCGACAAGGTGCAGCTGTACGGCGAGATTGGTTTGCAGTACGGCGACCAGAAGGCCCACGCGCTCCTGACCGTCGCCGGTGGCTCCGCATCCAACACCGTGAAGGTCGCCGGCGTGAGCCTTGATAAGAAGACCATGGGCGTCAAGACCAAGGGCACCAATACGGTGAAGGCCATCGTTGTGCCCGACGGCGCATCCAATAAGGATGTCGCGTGGACTGTGGAACCGTCCGACAATTCCATCGCCACCGTCAAGGCTGATACCGACAAGAGCGTCGGTGTCGTGACCGGCGTGAAGGCTGGCAACGCCACCGTCACCGCAACCACTTCCGACGGCTCCAAGAAGGCGTCCGTCAAGGTCACCGTGACCGACTGAGAGGCCAGATGATGGCCGACACAGATGATTTCGCGAGTGTTGACGATCTTGAAGCCTCATGGCATGCGCTCACGGACGAGGAGAAGACGCGCGCGAAGAAACTCATCGCGTATGCGTCCGACCTGATCCGCTCCTATCGCAGATGGGACAAGGTCAGCAGCCTCACCCGTGAGCGCATTTGCTGCGCTGCCGTTAGGCGCGCAATGGAAGCCGATTCCAATGGCGCTCCCTCCGGCGCCAGCAGCATGAGCGAGACCGCCGGACCATTCCAGGCCACCTACAGCTTCCAGAACCCCACCGGCGACCTCCGATTGTGGCCGAGCGAGGAGAAGGAGCTTGGCGGAAGGCGACGCCTCCTCGCGGGAGCCCTCGACATGAGCACCGGAAAGGTGGTGGCACCATGATCCACGGTGAAACCGTCAAGGTGCTCCGTCCAAGCATCGCCGGAATGGATGCCTACAACACTCCGATCCGCAAATGGTCCGAGGAATCGGTAGGCAACGTGCTGGTCGGCTCGCCGACACAGGACAATGTCGCCACAAGCGTCAATCCGGAAGGATTGCTCGTCTCCATGTCGCTCTACTTCCCACGCTCCTATCAAGGAACGCTCCGGGATTGCAAGGTGATCGTCAGGGGAATCGAATATCGAGTGATTGGCGATCCTGTCGCGCTCGATGGCGGATTGACACCAACTTCCTGGAACATGCAGGTCAACGTCTGCCGCGATGACGGGAGGTGACCATGAAGGGATTCAAGGTCGACAAGGAATGGATGGAACGCAATGTCCTGTCCAACCCAACAGTCCAATCCGCTCTGAACGCGAAGGCCAGACGCATCGCTCCGATCGTGAAGCGCATTGCCCTCAAGGAAGGCGACCGTCATTATGCCGAATCGGTGCGCGTCATGCAGGGACGACGTCCTGGAACGAAATCGCCGACGCATCTGCGCAGACCATATGCCCGAGTCATCATCGGTGACGAGCATGCGGACGCCAAGGAATACGGCGACGGACGGATCTATCCGAAGAAGGGATACCTTCGCCGCGCCATAGCCGAGGCGGGTGGCTGATTATGGCGATTCCGCTTCGCGGCTCATGGCCGCAACCGATGCCGATCATCATCCAATGGCTGCAAGACAAGGCGGGGATCAAGGCTTCGGCGGAAATGCCGGAGAATCTGCGTGCGAACCTTCCGGACGTCATCGTCTCTCCGGCGCCGGGTGGCACGACCGCCGATGGATTCACGCGCGGCAGAGCCGTCGACATCGACATCTTCGCCGCTGATTGGACTTCCATGGACGCGACCATAAGAAAGGTCGAAACCGCTCTCTCTCAGCTGCAGGGCGATGGAAACCGATATGGCTACGTCGACTCCTCAACGCTCACCTCATTTTCCGAAGTGAGTCATTCAATGCCTGACGTGCGCCGTTGCACGGCGACGATCACGCTCAACACCAGACCACAATGATTTTTCAATTAAGGAGGAAATAATGGCTGCAACTGATGTGGTCAGCATTCTCGACGACAACAACGGCAACGTCCGAAAGTGGGGCACCCAGCTGCTCGCATTGGCGGACTACTCCATCGCCATGCCGTCGGAATTCTTCGACAAGACCACGAACAAACCGAACGCCATACCGGACGGTTTCAAGATTCTCGGATACATTTCAACCGATGGCATGAAGATCAGTCGAAGCATCGACTCCTCCGACGTGTCCGCCGTACAGGATCTGGAACCGGTTCGCTCCGACATCACCGGCAAGACCCGTACCCTGCAGGTCACGTTCCTGGAAATGAACGCGTGGGTGAAGGCCGTCGCCCATGGCGTCCCGGTCGCACAGTGGCCAGCCGACAAGAACAACGGCTTCGAATATTCCGATGGCGCGATCAGCGACTTTCCCTACTATCGTCTGCTCGTCCTCATGCAGGACGGCACCGGTGTCGGCGCGCATTATCGCGTCGAGGCGGGCTACAAGGTCAAGGTCACGAACCAGGGCGATCTGACCCATTCGCGCAGCGACGCGGAAGGCGAGGAGACCACGTTCACGTTCTATCGTGACCCGGCCGTAAACAAGAGCTACTACGAGGGCGAGAAGGTCTCGACCGAAGCCTGACAGCCGCTCTTTTTCTGATTCTTCCCCACGATGGCTTTTGTCCCTTTCACCGTTGTGGGGATCTCTTTTTTACTGTTTACCACATTGAAAGGGCTGCTTTTTTGAAAGGATTTGAAATGGGCGCAACATACAATCTTCAGGCCGTGAAGGCGAAGTACTTGGAATCGCATCCGACGATTCCCGAATGGATCGAATTCACTTTGGATGGCGGCAAGGACGCCACCGTTTTCAAAATCCATTCGCCAATCTTCCAGACGAACGAGGAGAAGCGCGCTTTCGTAAGGGCGCAGAAGGCCGATGACGAATTCGAACTGGCGAAGGCATTGCTTGGCGACCAGTGGGAGCGTTACGAGAAAGAGGGCGGTCAGGTGAGCCTGCTGGTCCTGCTGCTCAACGAGGTCGGCTCCGATCTGACTGAAACGGATGCCGAGGGAAACCCTACACGGCAGTAGACCTGCTGACGGCGAACGGGCACGCGGAGGAACTGGAGGCCGCCTTGTGCGCGGTCTACAGTCCACGCGACCCAATCGCCGAATACTGGCAGGGGCATCTGAGCCTTCGCGCATTGCACGCTCTCATCGTGCATATGCCGCCCGGCAACGTGTTCTACCGGGCGGTGTCCGGCGACGGGTGGACGGAATGCGAATGGCTCACGCATGACGTCGGCGAAATGCTCCGCGAACTGCAATTGACGATAGTCAACACGAATCCGCTGGTGGAACGCAAGATCACCGAAAAGGATATTCGACCACGCATCCTGCCGCCCGCACGACGGCGTGACGGATCCGTGGCGGAAGACCCTGACAGGGAATTGCATATGCGCGAGCGGAAGGAACTCATGGCCTTGGCTTTGGGCCGGTAAGATTAGGAAGGTGAATGGTCATGGCCGGTACAGCCGCGTGGATTGACGTGCTGCCGAATCTGAGCCTTTTCGGAACGAAACTGAATTCCGGTGTGACGGCGGCTGCTGCTGCGGCAGGCCGGAATGCCGGCAGGAAGTTCTCCGATTCGATGAACAGCGCGGCCGGCGCGAACGTGCTGGCGGAGCAGGTCAAGAACCTTGAAGCCGCCGAAAAACGCGCGAAGAAGGCCGTGGCCACCGCCACCGCGCAGATTGCTAAGGCGCGTGACGAGCAGAAGAGCGCCGCACTGCGCGTGCAGGCCGCCGAAACGAAGCTCAACGAGACCGTCGCGAAATACGGCACATCATCCTCCCAGGCGATCAGTGCGCAGGCGCGGCTTAATGACGCGCGGAGCAAGGCTCGTCAGAAGGATGAGGAGTACAAGACCGCCGAGGAGCAGATCCGCGCCGCGCAAAACGGTTTGAAGGAAACGCAGACGCAGCTGGTGGCCGCGCAGCAGAAGGCGAGCACCGCGACTGGTGGTTTCCGCAATGCCTTGCAGAAGTGGAAGCAGGCCGTCGATTCGGCGAAAGTCTCCGCGAGCGGCCTGTCCGAAGTCCAATTGCGTTTCGGCGAGACGAGCCGTCGTATGACCGCGAGGTTCAGCGCGATGGCCGGCGCAGTCGGCGGATTCACGTCCAGTGTAGTCGGCAAGGCGGTTTCCACTTTCGCGTCGCTTGGCTCTTCGATGGTCGACGCGTCGGATTCGGCGCAGAAGTTTGCCAGCACCATGAGCTTCGCGGGCGTGAGCGACAATACCATCAAGAAGCTGACCGCAAGCACGCAGGACTACGCCGACAAAACGGTCTTCAACCTTTCCGACATCCGCAACACCACGGCCCAGCTCGCGTCGAACGGCGTGACGAACTACAGCAAGCTCGCCGAGGCCGCGGGCAACCTGACCGCAGTGGCGGGCGGCGGAGCCGAAGCATACAAGTCCGTCGCGATGGTAATGACGCAGACCGCCGGAGCCGGCAAGCTGACCACCGAGAACTGGAACCAGCTGTCCGACGCGATTCCTGGCGCGTCAGGCAAACTGCAGGACGCCATGAAGAAGAACGGCGCGTACACGGGCAATTTCCGTGATGCGATGGCCGGTGGCGAGATCACTGCCGAGGAATTCAACAAGGCGATTCTTCAGCTTGGCATGGCCGACGTGGCCAAGCAGGCCGCCGAATCCACCACCACGTTCGAAGGCGCGATGGGCAATTGGGAGGCGGCCGTCCAGAAATTCGGCATGACCGTGCTCGACAAGGTCAAACCGCAGCTGACCGGCGCTTTGAACGCGATGACCGACCGCGTCAGCCAGTTTACCGACTGGTTCAGCGGCGCGTGGGATGGTCTGGCGGCGTTCCTGTCGACCGGCAAGGTCAACAAGGCGTTCGCCGAGGCGTTCAAAATCGACAAAAACTCCTATGCGGGCATCGAGGACGCCTACCAGCGTATCCAATGGGGATACGCCGGACTGGTGAACTTCGTCAAGACCGGCGAATTCACCTACGAATTCAATCGCGCTTTCGAGAATGTCGACCGTGACACGCTCATCAATTTCAAGCAGAATCTGCTTGACCTGCGTGATGCGGCGAAGCAGGTCGTCGAGAACCTGCCGGGACTCAGCGCTTTCTTCGACGTCCCGTCGAAGGGCGACCATTCGAACTTGAACAAGGCCATCAAGGCGCTCAACGTCGCCTTGGAGGGCTTGAAGCCGATCGTCCAGCTCATCGCCGACATCGAGAAGATGTGGAACAGTCTGAGCGCCGAACAGCAGGGAGCCATCTTCGACACGGCTATTTACCTGTGGCTCGGCAGCAAGGGCTTGAAGATCTTGAAGAACGTGTACGGCGTCGGCAAGGACATCGTCTCCGTGTTCAAGACCGGTGGCAGGGCGTTGAAGGCTTTCGGCAGCGTGTTGAAGAACTTCAAAGTCCCGAAGACCGTGTCCTCCTTCCTTGACAAGGTCGGCAAGACCGGCAGCAAGCTGCTGGGCAGCGCGGGCGGAACCCTCGCATTGGGCGGCAGCATGCTGGCCGGAGCTGCCAACAATCTGCAGAAGGGCACTCCGAAGACGCTTTGGAAGGCCATGCAGGGCGTCCAAGGCAAGGATACAAGCGACAAGGCATACAAGGAATACCAGAAGCAGTACCAGCAGACGCAGGAGAATTCCTCCTTCCTTGGCGTCAAGAATTCAACTTGGCTGCATAATCTCAATCCGCTGAACTGGCCGAGCATGGCCGGTAACGCCATTTCGAGTGTCGGCGGCGCGATGCAGCAGTCCGGTGTGGATCAGGTCCAGCAGCAGCAGGCGCAGGTCGCCGCGCAGCAGCAGACCGTCGAACAGATCAAACAGGCGTGGAGCGCCGGCACGGATTGGATTACCTTGAAGTGGCAGTCGTTCACCGACTGGATTGGTGGTACCGCGCAGACCATCGGCGGGTTCTTCGCGTCGATTCCTTCCGCCATCGGCGGCTGGTTCTCGTCGGCTGGCGGTTGGGTGCAATCCGTTTGGAACGGCGTGACCACATGGTTCGGTGGTGTTCCGGGACGTATAACCGGCTGGTTCGCTGGTATTCCAGGAACGTTCTCCGGTATTTTCCAATCCGCGAAGAACGGCATAACCGGCATTTTCGGCAGTGTCGGCGGCTGGTTCAACCAGAACGTCAAAACGCCGATCAGCAATGCCGTGAACGCAATCGGCAACACTTTCAGCACCACGAAGGACTGGATCCGGTCAAGCTGGAATCAGGTCAAGGACGCCGCTAAATCGCCTGTGAGCTTCATCGTCAACACCGTTTATACCAATGGTATAAAGAAGGTATGGAATTCCGTCGCGGGAGCCGTCGGATTGAACCTGAAGCTTCCGGACGTGAAATTCGCCGAGGGTGGCATCAATCCTGGCTACGCGCCAGGCGTTGATTCCATTCCGGCGATGACATCGCCCGGCGAGGCGTGGATGGTCCCAGAATGGACGCGTGCTGTAGGTGCGGCCAACATTTATCGCTGGAATCGTATCGCACGCCGTCAGGGTGTCGCGGCCGTCCGTGAGGACATGATGATGGGCGGGCTCAGGTTCGCAGGCGGCGGCATCGTCGGCAAGGTTGGCTCTGCGGTGTCCGGTGCGAAGAAATGGCTTGAGGACCTGTCCGAGACTGCGCAGAGCTTCGTGAAAAATCCGGGCGACTGGGTTGCGTCGAAGATCCTCTCGCCGGTCAAATCGCAAGTTGCCGGCATCGGTGGTGGCCAGTTCGGCATGATGGTCGGACAATTACCGGTCAAGGCCGCATCCGCTCTGGTCGACAAGGCGAAGAGCTTCGCCTCATCTCTGACCGACAAGTGGAAAAGCAAGAGCGAGAGCGGCCAATACCATGGGGCCGTGGGCGGAGGCGTCGAACAGTGGCGCAGTCTCGTCATCCGCGTTTTGAAGGAGCTTGGACAGGCTGAGAGCTGGGCGGATACCGTCCTTCGGCGCATGAATCAGGAGTCCGGCGGCAATCCGAACGCGATCAACAATTGGGATTCGAATGCTAAGGCCGGCCATCCGTCGCAGGGCCTGATGCAGACGATCCCAGGTACTTTCAACGCCTACGCGGGACCGTACCGCAGCTTGGGTATCAAGAATCCACTCGCCAACATCTATGCTGGCGTGAACTACGCATTGCACCGTTACGGCAGCCTGTCGGCCCTAAACAGGGCTGGCGGCTACGCTTTCGGCGGCATCGTCGGGGATCGGCCGACCTTGTACGACCGTGGCGGCATCCTACCCCCCGGACGGCATCTCGTCGCCAATGAGACTAAGCAGCCTGAGCTCGTGCTGACGCGGGAGCAGGTCCTCAAGGTCTTCGGCGGCGAAGTCAGAGACAAGGGCGATCGGACCGTGAATCTCAACGTCAATATTCCGGAGCGTTCCGACCCGTGGGCGGATGCATCGATTCTCGTGCGAACCGCAAGGCACCAATTGCGATAAGGAGGCCGTCATGGCTTATTTTGCTGAATTGTCGGCCTCCGGCTTGGATCCGGTACGCTTCGAGGGCTCGGGTGATCTTGATTGCTTGTGTATTGCGAAGGGTGGCATCGAGGGTTGGTGGTCGACTCCCGCCGCGAAGGTTAATGTGACGGCTCGCGGCCAAGGTGACGGTGGACACGACGTGGATGAGGATGACATCTCGTATGCGTCGCGTACCGTTACCCTGCACTGGAATGCCAATGCCTCCAGTCGTGACGCGCTCATCGCTTTGATCGACAGTGTCCGCAAGCTCGTGCATCGTCAGGTCACGATGCGTGTGGTCGACAGCGCCGAGGACACCTACTGCAGAGGTGGATACCTCACACTGACCCAACAGCCGGGTTACAGGTCCGGCAGCATTGCCGATTCGACCATCACGATCGTTTTCGAGCGTCCCGAGCGCCTGTCAGCACTGGCGCACTCCGGCGAGGCCCGCGCGTCGGTGGTGCAGTCCGGAGGATTGAGCTACGGCACCGGCAATGCCGGCCTTGCGTACCCGCTGTCGTATGGCACGGTATCCGATGGTGCGACGATCATGCGGCTGCCGAACCAAGGCACTTCCCGCGCCTACCCGGCCTACTCGATTAACGGCGAGTGGCCGAATGGCTGCACTCTTCGTCTGGCATGTGATGGGCTGGGTTCAACTCTTGCCTTCAACCGCTCAATTCACGCCGGCACACCGGTGCTCCTGGACACCCGTTCGCGTACCGCCACCATGGGCGGCGTGGACGTGACATCGGGATTATCGCAGCGCGGGTGGATGACGATACCCGCCGGCAGCGCTCTGACCGTCAATCTCACCACGCCCGGCAGCGGTTGGGTCACATGCGAATCGCACGACACCTATATATAAGGAGGCATTTATGACCACGGCTTTAGGCATCAGACCGGACGCACGATCCAATGGGGTGAGTCCGCAGGTCCATCGGCATATCATCAGCGCCCAATGGACGAGCGACGGCATCATACAGGGTCTTGATGTGACCGGAGGCACAGGACTCACCTACAACGTAGGTGCCGGCACGGCGCTCATCCAGCCTGACGGCCAGCGGGGAGAGGCAGTGCTCGCGTATTGGCCTGGGGGCCAGACGCCGGCCGTCGCCGCGGGAAACGCTGGACTTTCGCGTTATGACGTCATCTGGATGCGCGCCCACGACTTGGACAAGGGCGACGCCGACAACCAGGTCGTGCTCGGCGTCACGCAGGGCACTCCCGCCGCCGACCCGGACATTCCGATAAACCAGGTGCCGAACGACGCGGTGCGGTTGGCGGCCATGCTCGTGCCAGCCGGCATGACTCAGACCAAATCCTGCAGCAGTGATGGTGCTGAACGCTACGCGATGCCTTATGGCGCCTCGCGAGGCCGTCTCGCATGCAATGTGCGGAACTACGAAGGCCCGTCGAATTTCTCGGACGGTGGCAAGGACTATTTCGAACAGGACACTGATTTCTATCTGCCGACCGACAGGCTTATCGAACTGAGGTATCGTGCGACCGCCTGCGCCTGCCGTCACGACAATCCCAAGAAGCCGACCGAGGACGCCACGCAGATGGCATGCTGGTACGTCGGCTTCCAGATCGACGGCAAGGACGTGGCTGGTGGCGGCGGCCAGTTCCAGGTGAGCCGCGCGTGGCAGCAGGTGCATCTCAACGCCTTGGTCGAATTGAAGGCCGGATGGCACACCGTCCGTACCCGCAACCACAGGGTCACGTGGGGCGAGAACGTGTATTTCATCTGCCATTCCGACTCCAAGGAGAACTACCCCGGCCGCACCCTCGAGGTGTGGGACCGCGGAGTGAACGTAGGTTAAAGGAAGGATCGATATGGCTTGGCGCGCGTACATCGTCGACACCATCAGCGGGCAGATCATGTGTCCGATCGATCTGCCGAATTTCAGCTGGTCAGTCAGCGTGGCCGACTCCAGTTTCTCGACCACGAAATCCAAGGGTGTGGGACAGGACGAGGTGAGCGGTCTCAAGGTGCCATGGACCGCGGTGCCGGCCAATTCGCCAGGCGAACGCTCACGGCTCCTCGCGCCAGACCGGCGCAGTATCGCGCTCTGCTGGACGAGTCCATTGGATTCCGAGGATGCGATAGGCACGCCGATACTCTGCGGACTGATAGCCCAGAGGAAGGACGGCCCGCTCGATACGGATTTCAGCCTGACAAGCCTTTACGGGCTTTTGGGAGACCGGTATCTGGTGCGTGAGGGGGTCTACGGAGCCGCCAATGGCAGCACCAGCACGGATGTCATCAACTTCAGCGATCTATCCCTGCGCGCCATCGCGGCCGAGGCGGGCTGGTTGTGCACCAACGCCAAGCCGGGCGGCGGACTGCCCATCGACTGGCACTACCGAGGAGAGCAAGGCTCGCACCAGCGCGAATACGATTCGTGGGATATCCAGAACCTGAAGTGCTCGGACGTGTGGGACAAGATCGCCAACGTGGAAAACGGGCCGGATCTGCAATTGCGGCCGAAACTGTCCGGCAATACGATTCGCTTCGACTTCCTCGCGGGCTCCGACGCGAATCCGGACATCGCGCAGGGCACCATACTCGAGCTTTCCAGCTCGCCTTATGGTGGCACTTTGGAAAACATCACAATAGACCATCTCGGAGCCGTGCACCGCGTCTACGCCTCCGGTTCGGGCACTGACAAGGCGCAATTATGCCACCTGTCCGAGGATCTGAGGCTCGTGAGCGGCGACCATGAGCCGTTCCCGCTCCGCGAGATGGCCTACAGCGACACGGACGCGGCCGATGCAAATCTGCTGCGCCAGCATGCCGACGGTGTCCTTTCCGCGAATCACGCGCCGCTCATGCAGATCAAGGGCGAATTGCACGCCAATGATCTGAGCGTGGACGGTACGCCATTGCATCCGCTCGGCAGCTTCTGGCCCGGCGAGACGATGCGGTTGGACATCCAAGGCTTCCCGAGTCTCGCGGACGGCGTGTACGAATGCCGTCTCATGCAGATGGGCGGCGACCAATCGGACAAGGTGAGCTTGATTTTCGACGCCATGGAGGATCCCATGGCCTGACATTTTGGAGGTGGCTATGTCCTCTCATGTGGAATTGAATCCGGATGACGATGTGCTCGGACTGACTTTGGGCATGAAGGCCATGCGGCTCGCCCTGGCCCAGAAGACCCACAAGATGGGCACCGTGCGCATCCCCACGCAGGGTGATACGGACGTCATCATTGGCGATGGCGCGCAGGATGGCGCGAATCGCATCGACCAGGATGGTAATCAGCTGCCGCTCGTGGACACGAGCGGCATCGACAAGGCCGCGCAGGACGCGCAGCAGTCCGCCGACAAGGCCATGACGAAGGCCGACGAGGCGATCGCCAAGGGCGAGCAGATCCGCCGGGACGCGCAGGCGGGCATCGACGACGCTCGCAAGCAGGCACAGGCGGTCGACGCCAAGGCCGACAAGGTTCGAACCGATCTCGAGACCGCTGCATCCCAACTGGAATCCAATATCGCGGCCGTCGACAAGAAGGCCGATCAGGTCCGAAGCGATCTGAACCGGCAGGTCCAGGATGCGAAGTCCGAGATGGACTCCACCGTCAAGGCCGCCCAATCATCCGCCGACAAGGCGCAGTCGGCGGCCGATGCGGCCCAGAAGGCGGCTGACAAAGCCAATGCATCAACCGCCGATCTGGACAAATCCATCCAGGCCGTCGATGCGAAGGCCATCGCAGCGAAACAGGCCGCTGCCGAAGCCCAGTCGAAGGCCGAGAACGTCGCATCGGATCTCGATTCCGCTAATGCGGTCATCGAACAGCACACCACCGAACTCGGAGAACTGACGACAAAAGTCAGCAATGCTGTCAAGAAGTCCGACAGTGCCCTGAGTGTCTCAACGGAGGCCAAGCAGACTGCTACCGAGGCATCGACTACTGCCACATCCGCATACGCTGACGCACAGACGGCTCTTACCCAGAGCACCACTGCGACTCAGACCGCAACCGCCGCAAAGACCACTGCCGAATCAGCAAGCAAGACGGCAAATGATTCACTTAAGCAGTCTTCTGCAGCTGTGCAGACGGCCAATCAGATCAGCACGACTCTGAAGACCGAGTATCAGACCAAGGCGGATTCCGATAAGATCTATGCGACCCAGTCGAGTCTGAAACAGACTTCGGATTCCATCACTGCTTCGGTATCTAAGATCTATGCCACCAAGGACGCTCTGACCGCTCTCCAGAACGCCGCCGACAACGCCATCGAATCCTGGCAGGGAACCGGTGTCCCGACACTGACAAACAAGCCGGCTTCGGACTGGACCACCGACGCGAAGAGGAAGAAGCATTCCGGCGACCTTTACTACGACAAGGCCACCGGTAAGGCATACCGGTTCGGCTCCGACGACGGCAAGACCTATACTTGGGAGCTGAACCAGGATACCGATGTCACCAAGGCATTGGCGGATGCATCCAAGGCACAGACTTCTGCGAACAATGCCCAGAAATCTGCAACGGCAGCGAACACCGCTGCAGGTAAGGCCCAATCGACGGCAAATACCGCAGTCAGCAATGCGGCCACAGCGAAGAATGCAGCCGATGCCGCACAATCCAGTGCGAACAAGGCTCAGGGCGATGTCGATAAGCTGAAGATCGATATTCCCGAGACCTATGCGACCAAGAGCTCTCTGACTCAGACCGCGGAATCCATCACTGCAAATGTTGAGTCCGTCAAGACAACCGCAAACGGTGCCGTGACAGCCGCATCGAAGGCACAGCAGACCGCCGATGGCATTTCCGCGAATCTGACAAAGAACTATCAGACAAAATCCCAGGCTGATACGATATACGCGACCAAGGCGAGTCTGAAGGCGACTTCGGATAGCATTTCCGCAGAAGTCACCAAAGCACAGGGAACCGCCGATGGTGCAGTGACAGCCGCATCGAAGGCACAGCAGACCGCCGATGCCGTCACTCTGAACCTGTCGAAGAACTACAATACTAAAGCACAGAACGATGCTCTGTACGCGACCCAGACGAGTCTGAAGGCGACTTCGGATTCGCTTAGCGCGAATATTACGGCAAATGCGAAGACTGCGCAAAGCGCTGTTGACAAGGCGACGAGTCTCGAAGCAAATCTCAACGGTTTTAAGACGACTGTAAGTCAGACCTATACCACTAAGAATGATTTTAATAATCTTACTATTGGTGGACGGAACCTTTTAAAAAACACATCTCCAAAATGGAGTGACTGGGTTACAATTACCCCGAATGTACCTAATTTCATCGTAAACATTGGATCATACACTGTTGAAGATGGGTTAGTTCCGGATGCATGGTATTCAAGTCAGATAGAACTTGAATTTACTGGTGTTACAAGTACTAAAGGTCACACGGCTACCGCATGGAGTCAAGGAGCTGTTGATAATGGTTGGAATGGAATCTTTAATCCATTTACACGGGGTCTTCTTCCACTTACTGCAATTGAAAATACCGTTTATAGTCTGAAACATTCGAATAAAGCCCGTAACACAAATGCAAAGAACAAAAAATTTGATTTTCAGATTCGATGCGATTATTTTGCTAGTGGAAAGATTCGTTATCGAAGGGCAAAATGGGAAACTGGTAACAAACCAACAGACTGGTCTCCAGCCCCGGAGGATCTTCAACCAGTAGGAGATTACGCCACTAGCAGTTCTCTTACCCAGACAGCTGATTCCATTAAAGCTGAAGTCACTGAAGTCTCCAAGACCGCAAACAGTGCTATGTCTAAAGCCACTACAGTGGAACAGACGGCCAATGGACTTAGCAGTAAGATCACTGAACAGGGTAAGACGCTCAATGCAACCGTTACGACAGCTAACGAGGCAAAGAGTACCGCTGACAGCAATAAACAGACCATTTCACAGGTCAAAACCACTGCTGACGGTGCCGTGAATCGTGTCAGCAGTCTGGAACAGAACCTCGATGGTTTCAAATCCACTGTCGCGAAGACCTACCAGACCAAAGACGGAATGTCCGCCTACGCCACGACCAGTGCGCTGAAGCAGACCTCCGGCAGCATCACCGCCGAAGTATCAAAAGTCTCCCAGACCGCCACTGGTGCCCTCAATAAGGCGACAAGTGTGGAGCAGACCGCTAACGGCCTTAGCACTAAGATCACCGAACAGGCTAAGACTCTCAATGCGACCGTTACTACAGCCAACGAAGCGAAGAGTACCGCTGACAGTAATAAGACCACTATTAGTCAGACCGCTAACCTTGTCAACGCGGCACTTGCAGGTGACAACCTCATCACCGATGGTGGTTTCGAATCCACCGCATGGTGGATGGGCCTCAAGGCCCCATTCAGGCTTTCGGACGGGTCGTTCTACCACGGCGCGCATGTCCTGGTCTGCGATGCGGCCACCGGAGACAACCGATGCCCGTTGACCCATGCGAAAGGCATGGCTGGGACAGCCACCGCGATAACGGTCACCAAGGGACGCACGTATCGCCTGTCGGGCTACTGTGCCTGGTATTCGTCGGTCCCGTCGAACGTCAATCCGTCCGGTGACAAACTCAGATTGGCAAAACCTGACGGAACATACATCGCCGAAGCTCAATGCAGCAAATCAACGTCATGGTCGGAAACGCATGTAGATTGGAAGTGTCCTGATGACGGTTCGATCACTTCGGTCCGGATCGAAGTCATGCATCAGACCAATGGCACCATCCTGTGGGATGACGTGAGCTTCCGGGACATCACCGAGGCCGCGGCCACCAGCACGCGCGTGGCATCCGTCGAGCAGAATCTCAACGGATTCAAAACCTCGGTGGCGGACACGTACCAGCCGAAATCCGGCATGGGCAGCTATGCGACGCAGTCGCAGCTGACGCAGACCGCGAATCAGATTCGCGGCGAAGTGAGCGAGAAATACCAGTCCAAGGACGGTATGAGCTCTTACGCCACGAATTCCGCCTTGACGCAGAAGGCGAATGAGATCACAGGCAAGGTGCAGGAGGTCGCCAAGACCACCCAAGGCAACACGACCACCATCAGCCAGGTCAGCCAGAAGGCCGACAAGATCAACACGACCCTGTCGCAGAAGATCGACGGCAAGGCCGACGTGAGCCGCGTCAGCTCATTGGAACAGAATCTCAGCGGTTTCAAGACCACTGTGGCGCAGTCGTATCAGCCGAAAGGTGATTATCCGACCCGCTCCAACATGCAATCCAGCATCAGCCAGACCGCATCCTCGATCAAAAGCGAAGTCGCGAACACATACACCACGCAGACCGCGACCGAGGCATTGAGGAAGAGCGCGACCCGCACGTTCACGATGGGTGGCGCGGCCGGCAAGGCGAAGTGGGTGAGACTCGGCTATCTCACCAGCAACGGCGACTCATCATCGGTGCTCATCCACGTGTACTCCGGCAACGGGTATAACGGCAACCCCGGCCAGAACGCCGAGTTCGAGATCTTCGTCAAGGACGGCTGGCAGCGGTCAACGTCCGCTACGGGCGCTTTCGGCGTCTCCGTGAGCCGCATTCGCGACGCCGACGATGTGAAGGTCAAGGTGATGGCGTTCAGCTCCACCACGTGCGACATCTGGGCGTACATGCCGTGGACGTATTGGAATGGTCATTACACGTTGCAGGGCGACTACAAGTCGTGGCAGGACGGTCCGAACTGCGGTGGCACGAGGATCCAGGACGCGGAACCCACGTCGGGCACCGCGCAGAACCTCGCCTACGACACGCTCAGCACAAGGTCGTATGTCGACCAGACGGCCAAGAGCGTGGCCTTGGGTGTGGTGCAATCCTACAAGGGTTCCGACGGGTCCGGGCTCGCGACGAAGTCGGACATCACGGTCGCAAAGAATAGCGTCACGAGCACCGTCGCAAGCACTTACGCCACCAAGAGCGGCGTCACGCAGGAGATCTCGTCGAAGATCACCCAGAACAACAACAGTCTGGACGTGAAGTTCGCAACCAAATCCGAGACCAAGACAGCGCAGGCCACGGCGAACACAGCCAAGTCCAACGCTTCCGACGCCCAATCGCGCGTCGGCACGCTGGAAGACTGCATCAGCCTCACTTCCGCGGGCGTCCGCGCCGGCCACCAGAAAAACGGCGTGTTCAACGGCGTGAGCGCCCTCGTGAACACTGACGGCAGTTTTGACCTGCTTGACAAGGACGGCAAGCTGCTCACACGCATCGACCGGCACAGTTTGCAGGTGGCCGGTGATAATGGCGTCGGGTCCGGGCATTTGATCCTGTCGCAGGACGGTCTTGACATCACCGTGCAGCCTACGGCGAACAAGGCGGTCACCTATCATATCCAGCTCGGCGCGGGCGGCATCAGCATCACCGCGCCAGACGGGTCGCACGTCGAATGCTCCGCCCGTACCGGCCTGGATCTGGAGACGGTGAAATACGGCAAACTGTCCATCGGCTCCGGCGGCCTGCAATTCACGAACGACCAGGGCTGGGGCTTGGCGCTCTCCGCCGCGGGCTGGAGTCTGAAATGGGCGGGGAACCACACGCTCGCCACGGGCCCGACCGCTGGCGCATTGTACATCGACGGACGTCAGATCGTCACAAGATGATTTTTGGAATATGGAGGTAAGTATGGATGATGTCGTCACAACCGATGGAGTGTTGGATTTGCGTCCGGCGAAGGACAGTCTTGTCTATCAGCTTTTGCGGCTTGGATTGTCTTTCGACCATAAGGACGCGTCCGGTGAGACCTGGACTGATTACCGTCGCGGCGTGATCGTGACTTTCACGGGTCGTGATACGGCGACCGATGTCGTTGTCGCCGATATGGACACCAAGGATTCCATGACGGTTGCCGTGTCCGCCTTGGCGGATGTCACCGAAGTGAAGACCTGGCGCAGCGATGGCGCCGAGGGTTAGGCGTCCTCTTTCCTGATTGTCTGTTTTGTTGTTCCCGTCGTTTCAGGCGGGTTTTCTCTTTTTCCAGGAGGTTATGTTGACTCAGATCAAATTCGATTTCGGCCATCCAAGCGCCGATGGCGTCGCGGTTTTGGCCGACGAACTGGTGCATGTGGTGCCTACCGGACGGTTCAAGGTCGGCAAGCGCATCGTCGTGCGCGACTTTTTCGACGTGCGACTGTCGGAAAGCGGCACTGCCACCGTTAACGTTCCGCCGACCGACAACACGTTCGCGTATGAGGTGACGGTAGGCGAATCGCCGGACGCTTGGCGTTTCGTCCGATGCGTGCAGGTGCCGGATTCGGACACGCCCGTGGAGTTCGCGGACCTGGTCGATGTGGATGCGAGTACTTTGGCTCCGGCGCTTAACACTGGTGCGGCCTTGACCTACCTGCTGGCGTCCAGCTTGCAGGAGGCGCAGGCCATGTCGGCGGCGAATCCGGGTCAGATGGTGTTTTATCCGGAGGGCAAGGCCAAGACTGTCGCTTCGCAGATTCTGGAGGATCTGACCGGTGCCCGTGCCGTGGTGGAGTCGCAGTCGGCTGCGGCTGCTCAGGCGGCTAATGCGGCGCAGGCCTCGGCTGCCGGTGCGCAGGCGGCGAGCGTGCAGGCTGCGGATGCCGTGCAGGCTGTGTCGGAGCAGACGGCTCAGGTGTCGGCCAACGCCGCCGAGGTGCAGTCTGCCGCCGATAGCATTAGCGAGTCCAAGGCCGTGGTGGAATCCCATGCGAATGAGGCTCTGACGGCGATTGACGAGGCTGTGAAGAGCGTGCAGGATAAGGCGTCCGACGTGTCTGGCGAGGACAGGACGGATACCATGCCGACCGATTCCACCAATTCCGCCTCCTCTCAGGAGGCGTGACATGGGAGTATTGCTCAACGGCGTGAAAGTCGGCCTCCCGTATATGACCAATAATGGCGTGCCTGTGCCGATGAACGCTCTATATGACGGCGTGCAGGTATGGCCGCCAGCAGCCGAAACACTCGTGGACGTGTGGCTCAAACCGGTGAACTTCACCTCCCAGGCGCTCTACAGTGACCACCCGGAGCTTAAGGTGGCCGCTCAGAAGGTCTTCGCGGACGGCCATATCGAGGACGCCGCTTTGACGCTTTCCACGGCTGATACCACCGTGGCGAGCATCACTGCCGGCACGGTGAGCTTCGTGAGCAACGCTTCGAATTTCCTCGCCGTCCTCAAACAGGACGCTTTCAAACCGTGCCACGTGTCGATCTCCGAAAGCGGCAAGGCTTTGGGCGTCAAGCAGATTCTCGTCCAGCCTGACAAGCCGGCGACCGCTCCGGTCGGCAGCCTGTGGTGCCGCACCGAAAAACTCCACAATGGCCTCAAATATTACACCGGCAGTACGGGCAACGATGCGAATGTCATGTGCTTCCTGCTCGACCGCATCCGCGAAGTGTGGCGCAGGGAATGGGATGATTGGAAGCTATTGACGGGAAAGGAATTGGAGAATCATGCAGAGGATTAACCGGTATCCGTCACCATTGACACCATTGATCAATGATGGGACAGGCGACATCAGACACGGCGATTATGATGGCGCAACCGACAATCTTGAGGCTGGCACTTATGTCTTCGAGGCTGACGTCCAAAACAGTGGGACTCAAACCGACGTAAATATGATATTGTTCGATTCTGCCTGGAGGACCCTTCTCATTTCCGACAAGATTGGCCACGTCAAAACGACTCTCACACTCAAAAAGTCAGACCGTCTTGTCATTCGGCCAAACCAGATTGGTGTGACAATCAGCAATGTCATCGTGGAACGCGCCGATACTTACGCCATTGCCGCGGGGGGGGGGCTTCCGAGCTTCTTCACCGCAGGCACCGCACCGTACTAGCCCCGTCAAGGCGGGTGGTCGGCGATGATCGTGCGGAATACGGCGCAGACCACCAAGACCATCGTATCGAACGGCAATTCATTCCCCGGCACCGTGGAAGGGCAGACCTACACGGCGACCGAGGACAATCAGCTCTTGCGGCTGTGGGGCAACATCGTCATTCCGGTGAAGGACGGAGGCATGTGCTCGGCTGTCATCGAGAATGTGCAGGGGCGTGTGGAGCCGACGAGCAACGATGTCACGTTCAGCGGCGGTGCGGCAATCACGAAGAACAGGTACACGTGGGGCAAAGGGTTGCTCATGGGCGCCGGTGCGAAGGTCCTGCTCACATGCCGAGGACTCTTCTCGGACGACGATTGGACTGTCCTCCAGGCGGTCGGCGTCAACTGCTTCGACAAGGATACGGCAATCTACTAGCCCTCAGTTTGGGGGTGGCCGCGTGAGGATCAGGAATCTTTACAATCCGCCGACCCTGAAGGACCGTGATCCGGTCGCTCCGTGGACTCCGAATTATAAGAACGCCTCGTCGAAGATCACCGACGAGGGCTGTGAGATAACCGTCACCGGCGAAGATACTGGCTGGTTGTATCCGCCAGAACCAAGGCCTGATGGACTGGCGAACGTCGTGTGGCAGCAGAAGGACGGCTCGTATCTCATCGGCACCAGGAATAACTTGACTGTGCCGATACCTGTTGGCGTGACGGTGCTGACCCGCCTGTGTGGTTTCGATGACGGTTCGCTCATAACCCTGCTGCAAAATGCCGGATTGCCGCTCGTGTTCGCCGCCGTTGACAACCCGTATTAAACCAACCACAGCCCCGCCACGTGCGGGGCTTTTCCATGGAAGGAGATGTAATGTGCTGCAAAATTTCCTAGCCGGTTTCGGCGGCGTGGGCGGCGCGTGCGCCCTCATCACGCTCGGATTGAAAGTCTGGCCGGGCGCTCTCGAAACTCTGGCGACATGCCTGTACTCGCACGTGCAGCCCGAACGCCTGCCATACAACAGCGTGCTCAGCCAGCATTTCGCAAAAACCCGCCAACTCGGCGAACGCACCGAGAAATTCGACGAACGTTTGGACGAGCTATGCCGTGACACGATCAAAAACACGCTGATCTCGCTGATCTACGGCGACCAGTCGCACGACCACAGCGAGGCCGTCCGATACGAACTCGACAAACTCGAAAAACTCGACGCGCAATGCTGGATCGTCGCCGCAGCCGAAAAATATTTGGAGGACCGGCAATGACGCGTCTAGCCATCGCAGGCGGCATATACCTGCTGCTTCTTGCGCTCGTCATCGCGTTCAATCATGGCGCGCATATGCATTGACCACTATTTTCAAGGCCGTCTCCCCGGAGACGGCCTTCCTTATGCCCGAAGGAGGCAATCATGGCGGAACACGCCAACGAAAAACAAACCACCAACAATCTTCCCGGCCTGACCGGCGAACGCGTCAAGGCCGGCGTGACCATCGTGGTCACGCTCTACGCTCTGGTCAACGCCGGACTCAATCTGGCGGGATACAACACACTGCCCTTCACCGACGAGCAGGTGTCCGCGACTGTCTTCAGCGTCATCGGCGTCATCGGAACGATTTACGGCTGGTGGAAGAACCAGAACATTACATCCGCCTCGCTCGCGGGCCAGCAGCTCGTGGACGCCCTGAAGAAGGAGGGTGTGGTCCACGGCGTCAGTGCCGCGAAGAGCGCGGCCCTGAGCGCGGCGGCAGCCGTGGACAAGACCACGCCGAAGACTGCCGCCGAATCGGCCGAATCGACGGACACGGACGACACCGTGGCAGACTCCGACTTTGTGCCGGGCGGTGACGTCCAGTGACCGGCGCAGGCTTCGCACTATGGCGCGGCAGTCCGAACCACTATCAGGGCCGTGACGGGTTGCACGTCGGTCACATCACCCTGCATATCATGGTCGGCCGATTGGCCGGCACGGACTCGTGTTTCATGAGCTCCAGCTTCCAGGCCGCCTCGCACTATGGCGTCGGCGGCGACGGCAGCGTCTACCAGTGGGTGGACGAGACGCAGGGCAGCTGGGCGGACGCCAATTGGCAGAGTGATTGCAGCGGCATCACCATCGAGCACGAGGGCGGAATGGACGGCATCCCCGTCACCGACGCGGAGGTCGAGGCCAGCGCCAGACTGTGCGCCGACATCGCCAGCCGATACGGGTGGAAAACCCTCTGGCACGACGCCAGCGGCAACCGGCACGGCAACGTCGTCCTGCACCGCGAGGTGCCGGGCACGGACCATTACGGGTGTCCCGACAGGTGCGTCAACGCGCTGCCGGTGGACAAGATCATCAAAAGAGCAAACGAATTATTAGGAGGAGACGACATGTCGGCAGAAGACGTGTGGAATTTCAATCAGAATGGTGTCCTGATGCGTGATCGCCTGCAGGGTACGGACGCGGCGGCAAACGCCACGAAGAAGGAGCTTTTCCGGCTTTCGCAGTGGGACAGGAACACCCACGCATCCGCCTTGGGCAACCTCGTGGTCGAACAGCCGGTGCAGGGCGGCGCGAAATTAGGGGATCGTGTGGCCGGCATCGATGCGAAGACCAGCCAATTGGTCACGCAGGTGGCCGCCCTGACCGAGGCGGTCAAGACCCTCGCCGCGAGCAAGGGCGCCGACCCCGACCAGATCGCGGCCGCGGTCGAGAAGGCCGTCAAGGCCAAGCTCGACAAGCTCAGGATCACCGTCACCGACGGCCAGTGATTAATTTTCGGGCGCGAGACTCAACCTCGCGTGGAAAAATTTCACGCATTCGAATGCTTGTGGAAATTCTCACACCCCGTTTTTAAGCGTGGGAAATCGCGCTTTTGAATTCCTGTTGGAATATTTTGCGCCCTAATGCAACATCGCCCCTCTCTCAGCATGATGCTGGGGGAGGGGCTTTTTCTTCATTCCGCATACAAACCGCATACAAAGACCGTCACGTTGCGTTCCATACAGTCATAATCAATCACAACTTACAGGATGGCAAAAGCGTTGAAATGCCAACGTTTCTCAATCTCCAAACATTCTGTCAAACCAAACCTAAAAACCACCAGATATAACAGAATGTCGCAGGTTCAAATCCTGTCAGCCCGACAACGAAAGTAATGTCCTCCGCAATCGGATAGATTGCGGAGGACATTTAGTTATATACGCGATCGCATCAGTCCTGAATGACGGT